TACTTGTCGTCGTTATACCTACCAAGAAAATCATCGAACATGCCAAGGTTTCTCTTTTTATCGGATACAACATCTTGCAACATTGGGTCATCGTCTTCAAACCCTAAATTCGAAAATGCTTCTTTATATGTCCGTGCCTTTTCAGCGTTCTGCACCACTCCGCCAATACCCCTAAGACCGAAAGGGTTAAGTCCGGCAAGACCTAATAATGCCTGCGTTGTTTTAGCAGCACTCGTGCCGGATAGCATGTCGGCTAAAGTGGTTGCTGCATTGCCCTTTGACGGAGCATCATGGTCAAAACCACCGACAGAGCGTAAAGATGCGGCCCTTCTATCTGGATCAATTCTGTTTCCACCGCCTCCATCTCCACCACGGCCTATTCTTCCGGTAGGAGCGACAACGATAGGAACTCTGCGAGAGGTGCTACGAGAGGTGCTACGAGAGGATGTCGGAGAAAGTCCCGGCAATTCAGTTCCTGGAAATCCTTGCCCTTGTCCTATTAATCCAAAGTTGCGGCTCATTCTTCCGGTTACGGCCTGTCTCTGCCCGACCTGACTTAAAAATGCCATTAGAAAAGCCCTCCCAATCCACCCAGAATGGCAGACGTTACGGATGATACCATGTCACCACCCCCAAAGCCACCACCTGATAATAGCGTTTTCAGGCCACCTGAAGCGGCATAGCCTGCAAGCCCTCCAACTCCTGCACCGATAGCGGATTTTTCCAGAGTGCTTTTGTTGTCCCCGAGTGTTTGAGCTGCTAATATTCCAAGACCCCCACTACCTAAAGTTGCAGGAGATTTTAACGTATCGAATACCTTCGAACCTACACCAGATAGAAACGAAGGAGATGTTTCGGCTATTCTCGATGCCATTATCTCGGGTGCTTTTGCGCCACCGGTTATGGTGTCTGCAATATCCCCACCGCTATCACCAAAAATATCGTCGAAAGCGTCGTTGCCCTTAAATCCAAGAAATGCAGATGTGCCAAGCTGTCCCAGTCCGATGAGGTTGGCTTTCTTCGCCTGCTTCTTGCGTTCCTCTATGTCCTGTAGCGCAATCGAGGTATTAATATCAGCTTCTTCTTCACGCCTTGCAAACTCCTTTTCAGTTTGAGCAAACTCTTTTTCAGTTTGAGCAAACTCTTTGTCCCTGAAAGCGTTATCTGATCTGATCTGATACAGGCTTTGCAAATAAGGTGTCTGCGCGTTAATCTGTGCGACGTTGCTTGGTCTGATTCGTCTCCCGGTTACAGCGGATAGTTGTGCCATGTTAGCCTCTTATAAGTTTAGCAAGCGCCAAATCTCTCTTGAGCTTCTGGTGTCCTAAAAATCCAGTTAGCCCAACATTAGCAAGTGAAAGCCCTTCGGCCACCCCCCTATCCGAACTTTCAGTATCTCTCCGCGTCCGTTGTATCGCCCTGTTTCTATCGAAAATCTTATTGGAAAAATCGAAATCACGCTCTCTGGAAGCAAAATTGCGTTCTCTGGAAGCGGAGTCTCGCTTTCTGGAAGTTTCGAACGCTTTCTGCTCCATACCAAAAAGTCTTTTACGGATGTCTTCTTCAGCGAAAGCAGAATCTGCCGATACGGTTGAGAATATAGCCCTTTGCTCCGGCCCCATACGTCGCAACCGTTGTATGTATTTCTGATATTTTGGTGTGTCTTCGAAAGCCATTTTAAATTTCCTTACTGATAAATTCAGTTACGAGTTTTTTCGTATGCAATTTTTCAGCCACTGCTTTTGACATAACATCGTTTTCTTTTGGGTCGTCTCCCGGCATGATCCAGTCAAGATGGTATCTTAAAGAAACTTGCTCTCCGTCATCAAACACATAGTTTTTTTGTCTGGCACATATTTTCCCGCTGGGCTTTATCTCGCGGTCGTATCTTGTTATTTCTTCAATACCGATACCGGTCATAACCTGCGTTTCGGTTTCAAAATCAGCCTTAACTTTTGAATCGGTAATAGCCGCGATAATATCCTTGCTCCGTTGGTCCCACCCGTCAAGTTTAGATGTATCGGCAGGGGTCACGGGGTCACTATATCTCTGGCCCACAACCCTGCTGTCCTTGACATATTCGGTAACAATGCGTAATTGCAAGTCGCCATTTTCAGTCACGATGTGATGAAATTTTTGTTGCTTTTCCATTTTTGCTCCTACTCATTCGTAAAATATACCAAACAAACTGCCAAGCGGAAACCAGTATCGACATCATCTTGGTCAAGGGTTTGGCTAGTTCCATCGTCTGCAATGTTGAAAAGTGTAAAAAAAAGTTGTGCCTCATTAACGTGAGCAGTTGCACCGTTTGGAATAGTGCCGCCATGATTGTAAAGGTCGCACGTCCCGATTGACCTTCCGGAAAATTCACCTAAATCAGTGGAAGTAAACGGCAACAGCACTCTTAGCGCCCCTGACGGAGAGGTTTCACCGGTTATTTCTATTTCCCCGGCCACTGTCACTTGCCTGCCTATTTTTGTGTAAGAAAATCCCGTATATGTCCCAACCGTGTATGACCCGCTCGTTGAGCAAACAACCGTTACGGTGTATGTGCCTTCTTGGTAATCATCCAGCGTGTTAGCATCTGCGCTCGGCACTGCTGTTGCAGGAAAGGCTATCTGCCCTTTCGTAATCGCAATGGTTTGACTGAATGTGACAACACCGGCAGAACTAATAGCAATAGCATCCGTATCGGTTTCAGACCCGATTGTGCCAGCATCGTTTATAACCAGCCCGACCGCTCTCTGGCTTACCAATAGCCAACGTTTTGCTGTCGGTGCCGACCCACCATTGTCATCAGGCGCTATTACCATCGGTGAGTCTTCTGCTGCTGACGACGCGGCATCCAAAAAATATTGATATGAAAAAGTTGACGTTGTGACTACTGCAATATCGCCGTCTGAAAGATCGTTCCCGTCTATTTTGTCGAGCGTACCCGTAGTGCCACCGGTTAAAGCTGTTGCAGCAAATCTTTTAGAAGACATTTATACCCCCACTACTGCCCTGCGTTGTTGCTCAGACATGATATTACCACCCTTCTTGCGTATTTTTACCGCTAACGGTGCATGAGCATCGCCCTGAAGCATGTCGAGAAACTTGTTGTCTTTATTAAACATCTTGTCTGACTTTGTTATATTCAATTCCCCAAGCAATAGGTTTGAATGCTTTGGTTGCGTTTGATGTGGTAACTGTGAATCCGAATCCATGCGTCCACCCCTTTGATTCTGTAAGTTTCGCCGTTGTTCTCACAAGTCTGTTTAAACCTTCATCCAGATTAAGACTCACCGCAGTTGATCCCGTAAATACGGTGTCTTCTGTGTCTGTGAATATGGTGTCATTGGTATCGGTGAAGACAGTGCCGACCCCCGAGGTTGCACTCGTATCTGAAAAGTAAGTAACTCCAACAGAGTGGTTTTCAACAATTCTCTTGGCAATTAATTTAATTCTAACAATCTGAGTAATATCCCATATGCTACCGGTCGGCCAAAAATCACCGACTTCCACCGTTTGTTCTATCCCCACACCGTCGTAACTCGTACCGTTTTCAAGCCGCATCATATATCCGGTATCTATGCCGCCGAAAATATAATTGGTTCCGTATGTGTCTCTTACCGGAAAGGCACACTGAATATTTTCTCCGGTCCCCGTAGACTTCGTAAACCACCGTGTTCTAATAAGGTCGTAAACCAACCAAACGTTATTGGTCGTTTGCCCAGAACCGGAAGGAATCTCTAAATTATATTCTCTTTTTGCAGGATCGTACCAACCCCTTGACGCCGATATAGCATCGAAATTAATAGCAACACTTTCTGCCGGATCAAAGTATTTATCTATCTTACCCATTGGCCTAACCACGGCACCATCGAAAATTACCGGGCCTGAATAGTCGAGCCATATCGCAATGTTCCTTACGATATTATCGGTCATTTCAAAGCCGAGTTCTGCGGCCACCAAAGTCTCTGGGGCAGGGCAACCAACCGTGTAAGATATTGGAAATATTCTAAAGTTTTCCGGGCCGTCACCAGTTAAAAGATATGTTTCGTTATTCTTTAGTCCCAACCATGTGGCATAAATATTAGAACCGAACCTGTTATAAAGTTCTGTCCCTGCGGTCAAGTCCTCTACCCCGCCGAAGAAAAGACTCTGGAACCCGTTCTCGGAAGTCTCTGCGCCGTTGTAAACATCAGGCCCATTGGTTAATGAGTAGTCTACCCTGCCACCCTCTTTGGCCGCTGTGTTTCCGCAAAGCAAAGCCCTGTTTTTGAACTTAGATGAAAACTTGAATGCAGGAACTGCGGTTTGCGCCGGTACTCCAGTTATAAGGTCGGCTATTACGTTGCTTGTCGCCACGGCCCCCGAAAGTGTTGCGCTGAATGTGATTTCATAAGCGTAGCCGTTTGTGCCGAACAAAGTCCTTTTGGCCTCTGAGCTTGCGGCAGGGGGATCCCACGACATTAAACCGGTTTGGCCCAATGTCTCGGTAGCAAGTTTTGTCCCGTCTGTTGCAGACGTACTCACATAGGCACTCCCGCTCCAATATTTTACCGTAACGTTCGAAGCGTTTACGTTAACAAGACCGGCAAGCATCGTAAATCTAATCGCCGCCATACGGTCATCAAACATTATCGTCCATGTATCGGTTGTGTCTGTTGCTCCAAAGTCGGCACCGATTGGAATATCGGTGTTAGATGTCTCGTTTGCAGCTAAAGTATAATCATATTGCTTGCTTGTGATAATTGCCTGAACCTGAATTGGTTGTCTGAAAACACCGTCCCATACATCTACAACATCTTGAAACGGAGCGTCTGCGGAAACATGAGATATTGTAGCCGCCCCCGCACTCAGTTGAAATTGATACCCGTACAAATAATTACCCTGATAATGAAATGGTTTTGCGTCACTCACCGTTGATGTAAATGAATAAGTGCCTGTCTGAGCCAATGATATGGTAGCGGGCCTTGTTCCATCAACACCACTGGTTACCGCAGTCCACGAACCGTTATAATATTTTACGGCCATAGTTGATGCCGTACCGTTTGCGGCTCTTACATAAAATTTAACACCCTTTAACGGGCGAGTCGTTAGAATCAACCACCATTTCTGAGTAAAAATAGTTGCCACGTTTGCCGCATCGTTCAGCGTATTATTAATAGCCTCTGTTTTATCTACTGGATTTTCCGTGCCGTCATAAGTGCCATCATCGGTAAGATAAAAAGCACCTATTCGCATCTCGTTACCAGCCCAAATCATGCTCTCTTTTGCGTTACAGTATGTTACATTCCCACCAGGAGCATCTGAAAATCTTCCAAGACCGTGACCCGTAGCATCTGTGTGCAAAGCCGCAGCTTCGAAATCCCCCTGATCTGGTATGGTGGTCTGATTCTGGTAAACCACACCTACACCAGAAGAGTCTTGAGAATGAACCAGAACATAAGACTTTAATGTTCTGTCGCTTCGTAATTGATGGCCGGTTCTTATATTGGTATAGGTCGTTAAGGCAGTCGTGTTTATTTTAGAATAGCCCAACACTCCTTCGGGACTACCGTTTGTGTATCGCATATTCTGCAATGTGCGGTAGTTACCCGGTCCTATTTTAGCCGGGTCGAGGTCTATTAAAAGCTCCCCGTCGAAGTTATATTGCAAAAATTTATTAGGCATTCGGGCTATCCTTCTGTTCGTTCTGTTCCCTGACACCAAGCTCTCTTAAAAATTGCTGGTAATAATCAGCGGCTCTTTGTGGATTCGCCGTGTAATCAGAATCCTTTGAATAAGCAGCGTATTTAGCATACAGCAGGTACGCTCTTTTATAATTATCGGTTAACAATATGGCCGTGGAAGTCGTTGCAATATCAATCGGAGGGATTGAGTATATCATACCGACATATCCAAACCCGCTTGCCGGTTGTGGAGGGCTTACATAAAACTTTGTAGGATCTCTGTCATCAAACATATAATCATCGACAACGGCACTCGCAGTTGCAGAATGCCAATTCGGGACAAGAGCATCCATTACGTCAATAGAAGTCTGGAATATCGAAGCGCCGGGAGTGGCTCCGGGTGCAATTCCCATATTCCTTGATATTGATATAAGCTGTGTGCCGTTAGTGGGTATGCTTTGCTTTGTGCCTGCGACAAGAATGGTTGACTCGTTACTTACATAAGCATCGGGTTTAATATTGACGATAGCCCGTTGTGCGTAGTTAAGGTAAGCAAGCCACTCAGTCTGTCCCCACTGGTCGTTGCTGTCTTCAACATCGGCCTGAAGTTCTGTTATAATCGTGGACGCTAATATTGTTCCCATTATTCTAATCCAAATTCGAGGGTTGCGGTTTCGCTGTTATACCCAGACTCTTTGAATGTGCAGGCTGTCTCTACGCCTTGTTCGTATAACGCCCTGAAAGCTACGGCTAATTTAATGTCTGCCCACGGCATTGCGGTCATTTCAAAAAGTTCTGCCTTCGCACCGTGAGAAATCACTTGCCACCAATCTTCCCATATAAAATCTTCAACCGTAGTCGCTGTTTCTAAGGGCATTAGATTCACCCAAACTGCCAAACCTTCGTCATTGTCGGCAGAAGGTATATAAACAAGATTTATTTTTCTCGCTACATTTGTGTAATATCTTAACGGGGTTGCTGCGGTAAGTATGCGCCACCCATACTCGTTTTTATCAAGATATTCCTCTGTCACTGGATGAAGGGGCTTGTCGTCCACTTCGGCGCGTTCGGTATCGACTATATCTCCGCTCGTAGATGTCAGAGCATACTCCGATGTTTCGTCAACAATATCAATCGCATCCAATTCCACATACCAAAGTTTCGATCTGCGTGTAAATTCCCGAATCGAGGATACGATTGCCGCTTTTAAGACCGTATTCGGCGCTCCAATGATGGAACCTCTAAGTTTTGGAAGCCACGCTGTTATTGCTGTACTCATAAGTCTGCCAACCTCTCGCTCTGCGTCTGCGTATTGGTTTCGGCACCAGACATAATGTAAGCTGCATTTGCAGCGGTAGTTGAGTCTTCCAGTGCATCGTTTAATGAGACTACGGAACCAACCGGGTCGCCTGTAGAAAAGGTATATTGTATGATTCCATTATCCAGCGTAATCCCTATGCCGGTCATTACCGCAACGTTTGCGACGCTTGTAAGGCTAATAGATGTCGCTCTAATCAATGCACTCACCGATACCGTTGTGGTCGTAGCTTCAGAATCTATGTCAGGCCGCGCATCTTTCACAGCCTGTTTGTCTACCGGAACCTTCGGGAAAATCTCTTTCGGGTCATAACAGCCCGGACAAACAATCATCCCCGTGTAGAATCCGCTCTTTCGTGTTTCAGAATGAAAGTGTTGGAACCCACAAATGTCGCATATAACTAGATGGTCGCCGGGACGAAACATATATTACCTATTGTGGATAATTGTTAACGCTATGTCGCCGTAGATATGATTTGCAATTTTAAGGCGCACGGCCTTGGCAACCTGATCTATGACGCTGGTTGCATTCACGCTGGCACCGATTATATCGGAGTTGAAAGCCGCTGCGCTTGTTTCTTGAAACCCACTCGCAAAAATTGCGGAAGCTGTAAATTCCACCGTGTAATCAAGATTCGCACTTGTTCCCATCACTCCGTAAATGGCATAACCGTCAGTAAGATAAGTGTCCACAGGAACCCATGCGCTCTCGCACCTGTCGGCAGAACCAACCTCAATAGCAGTGCCAACAGAGCCATCGGGGGTTATGGACGTAATCGTATTGTAATTGTAGGTTCCATAGGTATATCCAGCGTTGGGGCCGGTCACGGTTTCGGTAATTGCGTTCCCGTGTCTATCTGTCCCGACAACCGTTATTGTAATCGCAGAAAGGTTCCCTGTGGAGAAAAAGGAGGCATACCGTGGCTCATCCATCGTGGCGACACCACCGGATGCAAGTGCGCCGGTTATCGTTAAGGCTGCTGTCCCGGTTGAAGTCTGGGCAACGCTTACTCCGTTTCTGTCTGCTGCTGCGAGGCTAACTGTGATTGTTTTTGGGCGCATTTTTCTAACTCCTTGTATCCGTAGAATGGATATTTAAAATCAGGGTTGTCTGTCATTGTTATTTTATATTTGCCATCTTCCAAACCGATTTTAGGGATTGGATCTACATACCCGTAAAATCTCTGGTCTGCCGAAACATTCATGTCAAGCAGTGTCGTTGTCGGCGGGAGAGATAGTTTTATGTTTCTCGTATGGGCAATCGATAAAAGAAATTCAACACAACCCCTGCCTTTTTCGGAAAGATGTTGGTCGGCGTATGTAAAGTCCATGCCATAAAGCCTGATTTCCTTTACCTCTTTATAGATTGCATAGGCAATTGCATAGGCGGGTGTTGAATTAAAGTAAGCAAAATTGATACATCGTACAACTTTTTCAAACGGGTATTCCACTGCCTGTGGGTAATCTCTGTATTCCTTGACGGTATAAATAACCTTGTCGTGGGTTTTTGCCCAATCATACTCAGGCCCGAGAGTCACCTCAAAATCGTCCATCATGAAGACTCTATCGTGCCTTATAAGCTGTGCCATGCCGTTTATGGCCCATACCTCGTCTGTTGCAGGCATGTTCTGCTCAATCATTGATGTAAAATACTCTGCCCTGCTTCTCCCTTGTGCTACGATTGCAACTGATTGCATGTTTTTCTCCTTTGAGTGTTATAAATAGCCATCCAAGTTATTGCTATGATCGCTGTCGGTGCAATGTGTAGTCCAAAATGAGCTACTGAATTCACCGCTATTAGCAACAGCGCCATGAAAGATATAAACGCTTCCTTCCTGTACCCTTTGATAACATCGTAAAAATACCACAAAACAAGCACCACGCCAGACATGCCCATCTCTGCCCACAACTGATAATACTCGTTATGTGCAAAGTCCCATCGCAAGCCCTGCATTGGCATTACGCCAATGAAAAGTGCCTTCCAATGGCCTATCCCGGTGCCCATGAACCAGTGTTGTTTCAGCGTCGGGAACGTAAGCATTATGGTCATTGCTCTTAAATATAAAGATTCAATAGCCGTTGTCATAACCACCGTGAAAACCGCGATTAATATACCGCCACCGATAAGTTTCTTCCACCTAACCTGTTGAAATAAAAACCACACCGCAAGTCCGACTACGGCGCATACTAACCCTGTTTTGGAACCTGAAAGATACAAACCTGCAAGGGGTAAAAGAGCAACCCACGGAGATACTTTCCTCCACGGGCCTACAAAAAACGCAGCGCCACAATACACGTACAATGCTCCAGTTTCGTTACAATTAGCCATTAACCCCGTTGGTGAAGCACCGTGACAAGATAACAAAAATTGGAACGGGTAGCAGTTATTAACGGTTTGAATACATTGCACTATTAAATTAATAACGGCACCGTAACACATCACAGACATCAACGTTTCTATGTCTGGGTTTTGGCTACAGATAAAATAAAACCACAGGCACCCGAGAAAAACCATAATAAATGCGTACATTGATATGGGGCCGAAGTGAGGGTAAAACATGGAGACCATTGCCGCTATAAGAAATAACGACAATGGCTTATTGTAGCTCCAAATTATCCACGAAAGAGCAAAGGCAAGAGCAATCCCCATGAGTACCATGAAGGATGCTCTCATTTGGCCGTGCCCTGCCGGGATACGATAAACTATGACAAATAACAGCAGTGCTGCTAAGACGTTACTTGGTCGTAGTGTACCGTTTCTGCAATACCCCGATTTCAGTAGTCGCAGCAGCGCCTGACCTACCATCAGCATTACCCCACCAAACGGTTATAGTGTTTCCGGCCGCCATATCAGCTTCCGCTGTAGCACCTACGGTGAATGTTAAGAACTCGTTAGATGCTATGTTGCTCTGCGTTGGCGATACAGCCGTTTGTGAATAAGAAGATGTGTCAAAGCCGATACCATCCTTATTAACAAAAACCCACCAATCAATACCCATGGTTGCCGGTGATGCCCCGCTAGAACTTATCATCATCAGGAACTCCATATCGGCAGAATAAGTCTCGGGTAACACAAAACTATACCCGAAGGACGCAGTTTCAGCAGAACTCGCATATACGATTTTGGGTATTCCGTCCGTAGTTGCCATACCCGGCGCAGTGGCTCCGTCAGCCCCCATTGGGCCTGTACCGTTTATCATTAGAGCCGTAAGAGGTATATCTTCGGTTGCGGTTGAAGAGTTGGTGAAAGTTCCAGACACATCAAGGGTTGAGTTCATATCCACAGCGCCGTCAAACCGCGCTGCACCATCATTCTCAAAGGTGCCTTCCACGTACATATCGTTTTCCCCTACCGTTACATCAGGTGATGCAAGAGGGGTTCCGACCCATAGCCAGTTAAATCGTGTTACCCCGTCCTTCGGTGTAGATGCAAATGCACCCCCCACCAGATAGACAAGGCACATCACGATAACCAGCATACCGACCGGAGAATTTATAAATTTTCTCATGTTTCCTCCAATGTTAATTTGGGGACTACAATGTAGCCCCCGTAACTACCCGGTATTGTTGGGTTATGTTGCGCCAGCCGATCCAAACAGACCTTTTTTGTCAGTAATTCCGAAGGCCCCACGAAATGAACTTTTGAACTTGGCGTTCTCCGTATCGAAATCATTCTCAGAACCAGGAGAGAATTCATTCTTCCGACGCTCCTTGTATTTCAGGCCATCGGGTTGGTCGGTAATCAGGAACCATGCGTCTGAATCGGTCAGGTAGTTATTTACAACCACCTCAAGTCCCCATGTACCAACAAAGTTGGCATCGTTGTTGGCCGTGTTAACTCGCTTCGTGGATTCGAGAATCCGGTAAGCGGTGGCTTCCTCAGATGGGGTGACGACCAGTTTCATGGCCCTTGCAGCAACAGGGAGTCCCCTGTCGGATGTGAATGCCGAAATGTCTATCCTTGCCTGTTCAAGAGCGGCTTCGGAAAGATCGGCAGGAGTGGTAAGCTCATTGGCCCAGGTTCCACCGGATTTGTTAGGGTGGAGCAGGGAACATGCCTCAACGCCGTCAGCGTAGGTGTAGGAACTGTTGAACGCTCTGTTTAGGATGTTGGCCCCCAGATACTCCTTGACTGTCCTGATGGAGAATTCAAGAGACTTTGCCTTACGCAGACCAACTTTCATGGCGACCTTATCATCCCACATCTCGCGAGTGATGATATAACCAAGCGCGAAAGTATCGTAGGTGTAACGGTCGGTGAATGTTTGAGAACTATCATCAAACGTGATTGACTTGCCAGGCAGCTTTTTAACTGCCATACCGAAACCAGTAACGCCGGTTTCCTCGTCAAAAGCACCAGTGGCCGGTTCGACCTCAAAAATCTTGTCGTACTGGATTTCGTGCTTTCTCTCCTGAAGCCCGTAGAAAGTGCTGTAAGAACCTTCAAGGGCTTTTGCGAAATTACCTCGATTCATAACCATTTGTCAGCCCCCTATCAGGTTCCTGTGGTTGATGTGAATTCATGCTCATTGATGTAAACTTCCCATTTTGCCTGATCGCCCAACACATTGTCCTCGCGGTCAATAAGCCCCAAAATACGGAGTTGCTGAGTCGCGGCACCAGTTGTGGACAGG